TAGGTGCAATAAACTTTTTTACAGGTCAAATAAGAAACGTGTCAATAAATGAAAATCTTGATAGTTCGAATATAAATATGACTGTAGCTTCGCATTGGTCTAATTGGAATTTGACTAAGGGTAGACATTTTTCTGACGAATCACAACAAACATTTAGCTCAGGAGACAAAGGGTTTGAATTTGCAACTCAGGTTAAATCAGATGTAAGGTGGGGTATGTAAATGGGACAATTTTTTGCAGCAATAGGTCAAGCTATATGGACTTTTATAACAAGTGAAGGTTTTAAAATAGCTTTACGAGTTCTTACTGTTGCAGTTGGTGTTAAAGGATATAGGCAAGCTCAAGATATGCTTGCACAATCACAAGCTATTTTAGCTAACAAAACTGCTGCTGGTGGCAAAATGCCTGTCGTTTATGGAACAAGAAGAGTTGGAACTCAAATTGTTTACATGGATGTATCCAATAATGATTCAAGACATTTATTTGTAGTTTATGCTTTATCAGTTGGTGAATGTGATGAGATTCTTTATAGAACTATTGAATTAGATGGCAACCCTTTGACTGACCCTAATAGATTTAAATATGGCTGTTATGTTGGTTCAGATAGAAACAATCAAACTGGTTATAGTGGGCATCAGCCTTTAAATACAGTATCTCAAGTTGGTTCTACTGTAAGTGCTGGAGCAGGACAGTTTGGTACTAATCAAAACGCAAGATATAGAATCACTTTAAATCTTCATCATGGTACTGCATCACAAACAGCAGACCCTATGCTTGTTGCGTCTATGCCTAACTGGACTTCATCACATAGACTAGATGGTGTTTGTTATATAGCAGCACATTATAAATACGATAAAGAAGGTATGTTTTCAGGAATACCTCAATTAACAGTTCAAGTTAAAGGTAAAAGAATTTATGATCCAAGAGACACTAATCAACAATTTGGTACTCCAACTACCTATAAACATTCTGATAATCCAGCTTTAGTTTTTTTAGATTACATTACAAATAACGAATATGGTAAAGGTTTAACTTCATCACAAATAAATATGTCAACTTTTAGCTCTGCTGCTAATGTTTGTGATACGCAGGTTGACCAGCCATATTTCAATGGTTCAGCACAATCTTTAACTTGGTCTGCTAATAGTGGAGATGATTTTTTTACTATTTCAGGTACAGGTGCAAATGCTGCTTGGTGGCAAAACAAGATAGGTGAACTATTAGATTTATTTGATGCTAATGGTGATGGTGTATTAGATGAGGTAGAAATAAAAGAAATACAAAGAAGTCAATATTTTGATACAACTCAACAATATATTGTTTTTATTAATGGATATTTCAGTAATGATTATTCATCACAAAATGGTACTTCATTACTAAAAGTTAGAAGATTTCACTGTAATGGTTATTTAGATGCAAATAAAAATGTAATGGAAAATGCAAAAGAACTTCTTAGTAACATGAGAGGTATTTTTCTTTATATTGATGGTAAATACGAATTATCAATAGAAGATACAGGCACTTCATCATTCAGTATCAACGATAGTCATATTATTGCTGATTCAGGTATTTCAGTCGACTATGGTAATAAAGATAAAAAAGCTAATAAAGTTATTATTGAATTTTTTAATGCAAATAAAAAATACGAATTAGATACAGCTACAGTTTTGCATGATGCAACTCCTGAATATTACTCAGATGATAATGATGAAATATTAGAAATAAAAGCTGAATTTCCTTATGTAACTGATCCATATATTGCTTATAACATGGGTAAAGCAATATTAACTAGAAGTAGAAATCAAATAACATTACAGTTCTTAGGAACTCCTGAAATGTATAAGTTAAATGTAGGAGATATAGTTGATCTTACTTATGCAGGTTTAGGATTCTCAGGCAAGATTTGTAGAGTTGAAGCATTAGAGTTACAGTCAAGCGGCTTAGTTGCGGTTAGCTTAATAGAATACTTTGATGTTTATACATGGGAAGTACCACCTCAAGAGCCAGTAGAAGAGTTAGCAAATTTACCTTCTGCTTATGCAGTAAAAGCTCCAACCAACATTAGTTTTACTGATAGTGATTCTAGTTCTACAGGTAGACCATTTTTATCTTGGGATGAGCCAACAGATTTTCCTGATTATGAATACAGGGTTAACGTTGTAGATAGTTCAGGCAATCAGCTAATGAACAGAATAGTAGATGTAGAGAGTTGCGATTTAACTTTTATACCAACTGGATCATTTGTTGCCAATATTACTTCTTTAAATACTTTGGGTGTTGAATCTAGTCCAGCAAGATTTCCAACTACAGGTAATTTTACTGTTGGAACTCCACCAACAGGTTCAGGAGATATACAAGATGGTGCTGTTGATTTAGATGCATTAGCAGCAGAAGTACAATCTGCTATTGATGCTGGTGGTGCCAACTCAACACAATTAATAAAATCTACAACAGCTCCGACAACAAGAACCGACAGCTCTGCATTACAAGCTCAAGATTTATGGGCGGATACTGATGATGACAATCAGATATATGTAAGAAACTCATCTAATAATGGTTGGGAAAAAGCTAGAGATTCTTCATTAGTAACTTTATATAATTCATTAAGCTCTACTGTAACAACTAACAGCTCAAACATAGCTACAGCTCAAAGTGATATAGTTACTCTTACAACTGATACCGCATCCAACGCAAGTGCAATAACTAGTCTTACATCTACAGTTAATAGCAATACTTCAGCAATAACTACCGAGCAAACAACAAGAGCAAACGCTGATTCTGCTTTAGCAGCAGACATTACATCCTTAACCTCTACAGTTAATGGCAACACTGCATCTATTACTAGTGAAGCTACAACTAGAGCAAACGCAGATACAGCACTAGCAGCAGATATTACTTCTCTAACTTCTACAGTTAATTCAAATACAGCAGATATTACTTCTGAGTCTGTAACTAGAGCAAATGCTGATACAGCACTAGCAGCAGACATAACTAGTTTGACCTCTACAGTTAATGGAAATACTGCATCAATAAGCTCAGAAGCAGCCACTAGAGCAAGTGCTGATTCTGCTTTAGCAGCAGACATTACATCCTTAACCTCTACAGTTAATTCAAATACAGCAGATATTACTTCTGAGTCTGTAACTAGAGCAAATGCAGATTCAGCTCTAGCTTCAGATATAACTAGCTTAACTTCTTCAGTTAATGGCAATACTGCATCTATAACAACAAATGCAACAGCAATAACAGATATTAATGACAACGCATCTGCATCTTATGTTTTACAACTAAATGCAAATGGAAAAGTTGCACAAATGGTTCTTGAAAGTAATGCAGATTCAGGATCAGGTGCTACAAGTACGATAGCTTTCTTAGCTGATACTTTTAAAATTGATAATGATGCTGGTTCTAGTGTGAGTCCTTTTGTCGTAAGTGGTGGCTCTGTACTTATTGATAATGCAACAATTAATAATCTTTCAGCAGATAAAATATTAATTGATGGAGTCACTATTGACACTGATGGAAGTGGTAATTTAATACTAGGAAACTTTAATGCTTTTACCAATGCTAATGCAGGAAGCATTGGTATTATTGATGGTACTGCTGGTGAATCAGGCGATGTTACAGAATTTAATGAATTATATAGAACAGGTTATACAGTAGCAGAGCCATATCATATTGCAAGCATAGCTAGTAGTGGTAGTTATGCTGTCGGAGATGTTTTAGGTTCGTCGTCTGTAACTACAGTAACAGGAGATGTTCCTTTATTTAGCCATCAATTTACTACAGCTAATTATAGTGGCACTAGAACATTTATCATTCATGGTGAAGTAGATTATGAAGGGAGTAGCAGTAGTGCTACAGAAACCTTATTTGTAATGTCAGTCAAACAAACCTCTAATTTAAACGATTATACAAGTACAAGTGCAAGTGATTATTTAGCATCAGAACATTTTAGTGCTTCAGGCAGTTATGCTTTAGGAAATAGGGGTGTCAATGCAAAAATTACAGTTGCAGGAAATACAACAATTACAGTTTGGTGTTTTGGAGCAACAGATGATGTTGGTGGTTCTAATACTGCTGGTACTTCATCTTTTGATCATGGTGCAATAACAGTTTATGGATTAAATAAATAATGAATATATATTGGCAAGAAGTTATAGATAAACGTAACAGAAAATTAAAAGATTCTGATTGGACTCAAATGCCTGACTCTCCATTAACAGATAGTGAAAAAGCAGAATGGGCAACATATAGACAAGAGCTTAGAGATATACCAAATAATCTAAGAAACCATGAAAACTATATAAGTGATGAAGAAAGTCATCCTTTTGATGGTTCTATTATGGATTGGCATTTTCCTAATAAACCAACATGATTTTTTGTTCAAATGATTTATAAATATCAAACATAGGTATAAAATTAATAAAATAGGATTTTAATATGGCACAACACGATTACAACTTAGCAAACCAATCAGGTGCGGATTTTAGAGCAGATTTAAATAATGCTTTATCTGCTATTGCAACTGTTAATAGCGGAGCTACTGAGCCATCTACTACATTTGCACATCAATTATGGGTAGATACATCAAGTAATGTATTAAAGATAAGAAACGCTGCAAACAACGATTGGATTACAACAGGCGTAAGTATTACTGCATCTAATACATTTACAGGAAATATAACTGGTAATGCAGATACAGCTACAACTTTAGCAACTGCAAGAACAATTAATGGAACATCATTTGATGGTAGTGCCAACATATCATTTGATACTGATTCAGTTAGTGAAGGATCATTAAACTTATATTTCACAAATGAAAGAGTAGATGATCAAGTAAATACATTATTACAAGCTGGTACAGGTATACAACTTACTTATGATGATACTGCTGGCACTCTAACTATAGCTAATACAAACGATGCCGATATTACAGGTGTTGTTGCAGGTAATGGTTTAACTGGTGGCGGAACTGCTGGAACTGTTACTTTAAATGTAGCAGTTGACGATTCATCTATAGAAATTGATAGCGATGCATTACAAGTAAAAGCATTAGGAATAACTAATGCTATGCTTGCTGGATCAATAGCAAATGCAAAACTATCTAATTCAAGCGTAACAATAAATTCTAATGCATTATCTTTAGGTGGAACATTAACTTTAGATACTGATGATATTGGAGAGGGTTCTACTAACCTTTACTATACAGATGCAAGAGAAAATACTGCTTTTGATACAAGATTAGCTACAAAAGATACT